ATCAAAAAACTGATGCTACGTCTACTGTAGCATCTGATGAAGTACCTTCATTAGTAGGATATATTGAATCAAAATATAATGATTCAAAAGCTTCTAGACAAACACATGAATCACGATGGCTTAGAGCCTATAAAAACTATCGTGGTGTGTATGATAGCGGAACACAATTTAGAGATAGCGAAAAAAGTAAAGTTTTTATAAAAATAACAAAAACAAAAACTTTAGCCGCTTATGGACAAATTGTTGATGTTTTATTTGCTAATAAAAATTTTCCTATAACAGTAGAATCGACACCTGTACCAGAAGGTATTGCTAATTTAATGCATACCCCTGCACCGGGAGAAGAACAACTTAAATCACCTTACGGATTTGAAGGTGATGATAATGAGTTATTGCCCGGAATGACAGAAGCTACACCTAAAAATAGATTAGGTGGTTTAGCATCTGAGTACGAAGGAATGACATTACTAGAGGGAAAAAGTAGGCATGGCGGCCCACAAATAAGTCCTGCAAAAGAAACAGCAAGACGTATGGAAAGATTAATGCATGACCAATTATTACAAAATAATGGTATTAACGTATTACGTCATTCTATATTTGAATCTGTTTTATTAGGAACAGGAATTATAAAAGGCCCGCTAGGTTATAATAAAACAATTCACAAATGGTCTAATACAGAAGAAGGTGAAAAAGTATATGAGCCTTATGATAAACTTGTACCAAAAATAGAAGGTGTCTCATGTTGGGATTTTTTTCCAGACCCTGCGGCAACTTCATTAGATGATTGTGATTATGTAATTGAAAGACATAAATTTACTCGTTCTCAATTGCGTGATTTAATTAATATGCCTCATTTTGATTCTGAAGCAATTATAGAATGTTTAGAAATGGGTGGTAATTACACTACTGAATACTATGAAGATATTATTCAAACCTATGATAAACAAAACTATGGTGAAGGCACAACTCAAGATAGATTCGAAATATTAGAATACTGGGGAACAATTGATTTATATACAGCTTCATTAATTGGTTTAGATTTACCAGAAAAAACAGATGCACTAGACCAAATACAAGTAAATGCTTGGATATGTAATGGCAAAGTTTTACGAACTGTATTAAATCCGTTTACACCTGCTCGTTTACCTTATCAAGCTTTTCCATATGAAATAAATCCTTATCAATTATTTGGTATAGGTGTTCCAGAAAATATGGAAGATGCACAATTACTTATGAATGGTCATGTAAGAATGGCTATTGATAATTTAGCTTTAGCAGGTAACTTAGTTTTTGATGTTGATGAAGCATCATTAGTACCGGGTCAAAATATGGATATATTTCCGGGCAAAATATTTAGAAGACAAAGTGGTGTTACAGGAACTGCAATTAATGGATTAAAATTTCCTAACACAGCACCAGAAAATTTACAAATGTATATGCAAGCAAGACAACTTGCAGATGAAGAAACAGGTATACCATCTATTATGCATGGACAGACAGGTGTATCGGGAACTGGTCGTACAGCCGCAGGATTATCTATGTTAATGGGTGGGGCTAATTTATCTATTAAGACAGTAATGAAAAATATAGATGATTTTTTACTTAAACCATTAGGTGAATCATTATTTCAATGGAATATGCAGTTTGACATGGATAATCCAGACGTTGTTGGAGATTTAGAAATAAAACCAAAAGGTGTTTCAAGTATCATGCAAAAAGAAGTTAGAACTCAAAGACTAACTACTTTATTACAAACAGTAGCTAATCCAATGTTAGCACCGTTTATAAAAATACCAAATTTAATTAGGGAGCTAGCAATAGCACAAGATATTGACCCAGATAGTCTGGTAAATGATATGGATGATGCACAAATATTTGCAGAAATGCTGAGAGGTTTAAATGTTGGACAAGAAAATAGCACAGAAAATGGCCAAGGTGGTCAACAACCCGGAAGTATGGGAAGCCCTACAGGCGTACCTCCGGGAGCAAATCCGAATGACCCACAAGGCACTGGTGGCGGCAACATCGGAGTTGGAAATGTTCCGCAATCAGGGGAAAGTAATTTCACTGGAAACGATGGAACGTCTTAGAGAAGACGTAAACAATACATTAAAGAATAAGTAAAGGGAGATATGGCAACAGAAGATTTAAGTAAAACAGGATTTGTAACTCTTGGAATAAAAGACCCTCTACCAGACGGGTCAGACCAAGAAATGTTAGAAGAACCTATGGGTTTTATTCCTGCGGAGCGTGCTTCGATTAGTGTAGTTGCAGGTCAAACTGACGTTAATCCTTTATCTGTTGATTTACCAGATGCAGAATTAATGAAAGCTGTATCAAATTATAGTGGTATTGATTTTAATAGTTCTTTACAGGAAACGCCTTTAATTGGTAGTAGCAGTTATACAACTAACCCAAGTTACAAAACAGATGCATCAACAGGTGAAATTATATCAGATGGAAATTTTTCTAATGATGTAGAATTATATAATAATATAACTAACGCAATTGACCAGACAGGAAAAACTGAATCATATAAATCATCAACTAGAGAACCTTATGCTGAGTATAGAAATAGATTAAAAGTACAAGGGCCGGGAGATGCAGATTATTTTATGGATTCAGTAATGGCAGGTCAAGAGCCTTATGACCCTTATAATTTTTCGTCTACACAAGATTTTGTTGCAGGATTTGGAGAAGAACAAGTAGTAGGAAATACAAAAGAATATAGAAAAAGAATACCTACAACTCCTCCATTAAATATGACAAGTGCATTGTATATGGTGGGTAAAGCATTAAAAGAAAATGCTTTTATAAAAGGGGTTAAAAATAACCCAGACAAATACATGGGTAATTCAAAATATATAAAGGATACAGAAAGTTGGTTTGCTAAACAAGCACAAAAACAGTTTGGTGCTATATTTCAAGAAAATCCTACATCAGCTATTATGGTAGCAGAAGCAAATAAAGCTTTATATGATTACTTACAAAGTACACAAGAAGGAAGACAAAAAGCTAGGGATATGGGTTTAAATGTCGAAGCTATAAATGAACAAACAGCAAAAGCAAATGCATTTAAATTACAAGCAGAACAAAATGCAGTAAGTTATTCAGCTTATCAAGGCCAATACTCTGGTTCAGCAGAAGGTGTAGCCGCTAAAAACCAAGCATATGCTAATATGTCTCAAAATGATTTAAATAATAATAGCCCTGCCGGTACTGGTCAATTTAGTGGAATGGCTATAGGAGGCAAAGGTGTATATGTAGATATATCCGATGGTATAGCCCCCGGAACAGCATTTAAAAGTGGTACAATATTTGTTAAATGGAAAAAAGAAGAAAGAGAAAAAAGAGCTAAAGAAGAAGAGTTAAAATCTAGAGAAGAAAGAAAAACATCTAGAGAACAAGAAAGAGCTCAACAACAACAACAGCAAAATGTAAGTAATAATAATTACAACCAACAAGATTTTTCTCAAAGAGACAGTAGTCAAGATAGTGGTGGCAGTTATGGAGGAGGAGAAGATAGAAGAGACAGTGGTTCTAGTTCTAGTAGTAGCGGCTCTAGTTCTAGTGGTAATACACCGGCATTTGTTGGGAATCCATTTTTAGGTAGAAAACTAGGTGGTAGAGTTACATTTCAAACAGGTGGCCCAGTTGGAAATCCTATGGGTCAACAACAAGGTTTTGTGCAAGACGCAGGAAATTTAGAAATGGTTAATGAACCTAATAAAGATATGTCTGGTATTGCAGATGATGTACCTAGAAAATTAGATGAAGGTGATTTTGTTATTAACGCACCGGCTATGGAAATGGCAGGAAGAGGTGACGTAGAAAAAATGATAAAAAATGCTGTAACAGAATTACAACGTAAAGGTGTTAAACTTGATTTTGGTCAAGCGGCAGAGGATGTAGATTCTACGGTTGAAGCTTTAGTTAGTAATAAAGAAATGATTATTCCTAAAATAATAGCTGAACAAATTGGTTATGATAGATTAGAAAAAATAAATAATAGAGGAAAGAAAAGAGTTGAAGAAATGGAACAAGAACAACAACAGGCTCAAAATCCAATTCAACCAAATCCTCAACAAGGTATGATGGCAGTAGGTGGTCAAGTAAGTTTAGATGAAAATAAAAATCAACCTATAGCTGTACCTCAAGAAAGTTTTGCAGGGCAAAGTTCTGTAGGTAGTAAATTATTATCTCCTATGTCACCGGAAGCACAAGATGATGAAAAAGAATTAACTAATAGGTCACAGAGTTTTGAAGGATTTATGAAACCTGTTAAATTAGCAAATGGTGGTAAAATATATAACAATCCGGGTAATATAGAAGCTAATACAACTGCTTCTGGAGTTACTCCTAATGAAACATATGATAATGGAAGATTTGCGGTATTTAATTCTAAAGAAGAAGGACTAGCCGCAATACCTTATACATTATCAATGTATGAAACTAATGATATAGCTGAAATGGTTAATATATATAAACCTTCTACAGAAAATAAACCCGAAGAAATTCAAAACACAATAAACTATATTAAACAGCAATTAGGTAAAGATACATTTGATTTAACAAATCAAAAAGATGTTTACTCATTAATTGAGGGTATTACAAGATTTGATTCCGGTACTGATTCACTTAAATACTATACTCCAGAAGCTATGAAAACAGCAACTGATATGTTTTTAAAAAATGTAACAACTCAAAATGTACAACCTAATGAAACTAATAAAATAGTACCTAAACCCAAACCAGATATGATGCCTATACAACAGCAAACACCAGTTGTACAGCAACAAGGAATGATGGGAAGATAAAAGTTTCCTAAAGTAAAACTTAGGATTAGTACAAGGCTACTTATACAATCGGTATAACCCCTAATGTACTCAACAACCAAAAATGGCTACTCACAATATGTGACCCCATAGGAGGAAATAATGGCTCAAGCAAAAGCTAAAGAAGCAGAAATACAAAATAAACAAGATGTGGTTGACGAAGGTAAACCAACAATGTATCAAAACCCTTATCGTAAGGATTTAGATAAAGAAGTTGAAGACCCTAGACAAGCTGTTGAGGACACCCAAGAGGCTACTCCTCAAGAAACAGGTTTTATTAATAATGAAACTCAACCAAACCATGATTATAAAAAAAGATATGATGACCTTAAAACTCATTATGACAGAAAGCAAAACGAAAGTAAGCAAAAAACTGAAGAGTTAGAAGCAAAACTTAGACTTGCTGAAAAAAATCAAGCTATGGCAAACTATACACCGCCAAAAACTGATGATGAATTAAAAAGTTTTAAAGAAAAATATCCAGACGTATATGATGTGGTAGAAACAATATCTCAAAAACAAGCATCAAGACAAGTAGAATCTTTACAAGAAGAAGTAAAATCTCTTCGTAAACGAGAAGAAGATTTAGTTGTACAAAGTGCTTATAGAGAATTGGTTAATGCCCACCCAGACTTTATTGAATTAAAAGATTCACAAGAATTTATAGGTTGGTTGAATACTCAACCTGCATCTATATCAGATGGTGTAACTAAAAACAATAAAGATTCTAAATGGGCAATTCGTGTTGTTGATTTGTACAAAGCGGATAATGGAGTAAGTAAGAGCAAACCAAGTTCGAATACTAGTGCGGCTCAGAGTGTGACAAAGACAAAGGCCAAGTCTGTAAATGTTTCTGGCGACACTAATAAGAAAATTTGGAAACAGTCCGAGATTCAAAAAATGAGTTCAAGGGCTTATGAAAAGTTCGAGAAAGAGATTGATATTGCTTTTAGAGAAGGGCGTGTTGATACTCGAGCTTAATAACTTAACCTTATAGGAGAATAATTATGGCGATAAGTGCATCAGCAGGTTATGACAACTTACCTTCGGGTAATTGGCTACCGGCGATATATTCGCAAAAAGTTCTCAAATATTTCCGTAGAAGCTCTGTTGTTGAGGGTATCACTAACACTGATTATGCGGGTGAAATTGAGAATTACGGCGACACCGTAAAGATTATTAAAGAACCAACAATTTCTGTTGCTTCTTACACAAAAGGTCAAACTACTAACTTACAAAATCTTGCTGACGACCAAGACACTTTAGTCGTGGACACAGCTAACTATTTTGCATTTAAAGTAGATGACATCGAAGAAAGACAATCTCATGTTAATTGGGAAGCTCTAGCTACTTCTTCTGGAGCTTATGCTCTTAAAAGAAAGTATGATAGAGATATTTTAGAAACTATTTCTACTACGTCTGGAATTAATGCAGGAACAGCTATAACTGCTGATACTGGTGACAAGTGTCACAGTGTTATTGCAGAAGCGGCTCGTCTATTAGACGACCAATCTGTACCAGAAGAAAATAGATGGTTTGTAGCACCTCCAATCTTTTACGAAGGATTAGGTGCGGCGGCTTCAAAAGTTATGGACATGTCTGTAATGGGAGGCGGTCAATCTCCATTGACTAATGGTCAAGTATCCGACATTACAATTTCCGGTATGAAATTGTATAAAACAACAGCGTTAAATAGGTCTGGAACAGATATTGCAACAATATCTGGTACTTCTAATGCTTACTTCTGTATGGGTGGACATATGTCTGCTTGTGCAACAGCTTCGCACATTGCGAAAACTGAAGTAGTTAGAGACCCCGATTCTTTTTCTGACGTAATTAGAGGATTGCATGTTTATGGTGGTAAGGTCTTAAGACCAGAAGCTATCACTAGAACAGCAGTTGTCTTAACATAATATAGGAGGGTATACAAATGGCGACTCATAGTAAAGTTACTGGCGGTACAGCAGGACATCCTTCTACTAGAAGGAAACCATACTGGGTTGAAAATACAGTTGATTTATCATTGTTTGACCCGGTGGCTAACGACATCGTGCAGGTATTAAATGTACCTGCGGAAACTTTTGTTATTAATGCAGGAATTGAAGTACTAACTGCTTCTGCGTCTGGTGTTACACTAGATTTAGGAGATGGTGGTGACGTAGATAGATTTGTAGACGGATTAGATTCTACATCTACTGGTCATGGTGCTCAAGTTGCTAACGCTTCAAACGTAGGACATGTTTATGGTTCTGCTGACACAATTGATGTCAAAGTGTTAGGTGCAACTGATAACGCAAGTAAGCTCAGAGTATGGGCAATTATGTGTGATGTAAGTGGTTCAGATGAAACTGCTTCTAACAGCTCATAAGATAAATTAAATTAAGGGGGCTTTTTGCCCCCTTTTTA